AGGTCTACTACAACCGCGGTACACAGCCACCTCAAATTCAACGAGCGCCTGGAATCTCCAATGAAATCTTCCCGATGCTTCAGTCATTTGAGAAAGACATGATGGATATTGCTGGCCTACATGACGTAAGTCAAGGTCAGGCACAAGCTGGTACTCCAGCTGAGGCGGTCAAGTTACTGCAACGAGCTGATAACACACAACACTCTTACATCCGCGCTGATATTGAGCGAAGTATCGCAACAATCAAAGAGTGGGAGATCGCGTTAGTAGAACAGTTCGCTGTTGCACCATTCATTGGTTCTGTTGATGACAACATTAACCCACGCAATGAGATCCAGCAGGGAATCATTAGTTACGACTCGATCAGATCCGGTGGACAGTACAGGGTTGTTTACATCCCAGGTTCATCACAACGTGAATCTGACGACCAGAAGCTACAGAAGGTTGTCATGCTTCGGCAGATGGGCCTATTCGGTGACCCGAACGATCCAGAAACGAACGCTATGGTTGTCCGTATGTTGCAGTTACCTGAGACGTCTGACATCCTTCAAAACCTTGCATTCCAGGCGCAGAAGCAGCAGGCAATGCAAGAGCAGATGATGCAGATGCAGCAGGCTCAGATGGCGGCTCAACAGAAATTTAATCCTGAAGCAGAGCAGATGAAGGCACAGCTCCAGATGCAACAGGATCAAGCTAAGGCTCAGCTCGACGTGCAGAAGATGCAAGAGCAAGCCAAGATCGACACTAACAACTATGCGGCTAAGGCCATTACAGATGTTAGTAAGGACCTAATCTCCGATAAAGGAGCAGGGGAAGCGCAGCAACAGGGTACTCGCGTACCAAAACAAAAAAGTTGATGTGCTAAGATAGGAGTAACTGATACATGCCTGAAGAGATGGTGACACGGACCGCTGACTCACCAGCAGCGGCGACGGGCGAGTCAGGAATGATGAACGCGGTTCGGGACTTTATCCAGGAGAACGCCGCTCCCGGAGATAACTCGCAATGGGCGACAAGCGAGCAAGATGGTCAGGCTGCGAGTCAAGATTACGATGGTGGTTACGACGATACTAACTACGACGACATCCTTGATGAAGTCTTAGGTATCAATCGATCCGTAACGCCACAAGCACCCGAGGAGCAGCCGGGCGCTGTACCCTACGAAAGGTTTCGTGAGGTAAATGAAAAGGCACGGCAGCTTCAAGACGTTGAGTCAAAGCTTAGCAAGTGGAGTTCAGTTATTGAACAGCTTGAAAGCCAGGGGTACGGAGACGCTGAGGCAGTGCTTGCCGCGCAAGCGGAACAGGCAGCAAAGGCCGAGGAAGCTCAGCTCCGTCAATACTACCAAGGCTTAGTTGACCAACAAGGTGTAGATCCAAACGTTGCACAGATGCAGATGGAAGCTCAGCTTTCCAAGATGCAGTATGAGCGACAGATGGAAGAAGTCAACAACTACATGATGATGCAACAGAGAGATGTTGCATTGGACCAGTTCCCGTTGGCTGCGCGCGCACCTGCGCTTGTAGACAACCTCATCGCCGCTGGATATGACCCATATCAAGCAGTAGAGGCTGTACACGAACAGGTTCGCACAATCGTTTCTTCACTCGTACCTGAGGTTGCTGCTAAAGTAAGTCAGGGCCGTCGCGCACCACAACCTATTGGGCAGAGCGGATCGCCTCGCATGGCGCCCGTAAACAATGGCCAACAGAAGCGTGGTGGATGGTCAGATCTTCTTGGGATCAACCGAGGACGAAATTCGATCTAAGAGGATTAAGAAATGCCAGACGCAAATGCATTGACACTTGCTGATCAAGCTATGATTTCCAATGACCCATTGGTAAAAGAGATTACAAAATCCCTTCACCAGACATGGAACGCATTGAAGGATATCCCGCTTGTCACGAACCCTTCTCTCCGCCAGGTTGGCACCCGTATGATCAACCAGGCTAACGCTTTCCCAACCATCAACTGGGCTACTATTAACGAAGAACCAGTTGTTAGCAAGGGCAAGCCGAAGCAGTACGAAGAATCCATGTACCTGATTCGTAATAAGATTCAGGTCGATCATGTACTTTTGGATCAGCCCAACAACATTGTTGATCCTGTCCAGATGCAGATCAACTACTTCATGGAAGCACTCGCCTATGATTTCAATGACAAATTCATAGGGAATGACCCGACGTCTACAGCCGCTGGCAACGACGTCGATTGTTTCCCTGGACTTCGTTATCGTCTCACAAACCCTGAACAGTTTGATATCCCTGGTGAAATGTCGGTCAACGGCAACGGTTCTACTGGTGCTGACTTGACGACTACTGTTGGTACAAACCGCTTCATGGAAAAGTTGCAGAACCTTCTCGACAACATGAACTCGCCAGATGGTGATGGTGTAGTCATTTATGTGTCTGAATCTCTGAAGCGTGCTATTGAATTTGGTATTCGTTCCATGGGAATCGGAGCTGGATTCGACGTCACTAAGGACTCCTTCGATCGCCCAGTTGAGATGTACAAGGGTGCAAAGATTCGTTCCGTTGGACGTAAGTCTGATGGTGTGACTCATATCCTTGGATCTGAAACTGCCGCAGGTGTTCCAGGTGTTGGTGGATTCCAATCCCTGTTTGCCGTTCGCTATGGCGACGGCTACTGTACAGGTTGGCAACCAGGTCCGTTTAAGCCGACATACCTTGGTTTGTCGAAAGAAAACGGCGTCCTGCACAATATCGTCTTTGACTGGGGCGTTGGTATGTGGATTCCACACACTCGTGCAGTCGGTCGTGTCTACAACATCAAGATTGCTTAAGGAGTAAATTATGGCAAGAGATGGATTGCTTTTGTTTCCTACGTTTACTGGAGCTGCTACCGCTACTGGTGGTACCAAGCAGACTTCAGGCACACTGACGATTGACCCGTTCATTGCTGGACATCGCCGTGAGCTAGTTGTGCGTATCTCGGTTAATGCAACTACAGTTGTTGGTACTCCAACTGGTATCGGTTGGATCTTTACTGTGGAAGCATCTAAAGATGGCACCAACTTCTGGGGTATCTGTGCAAGCCCAGGAGTAGCATTTGGGGCGACGACTACTGCAACATTTGCGCAGCTTCCGGCTGGCGCAACGATTGCTGTAGCATCTGGTGTTCCAGACAGTGGTGTTGAGTACTTCCTGCCTATTCCTGTACCGCAATCATATGTTGATGCATCAGGAGTTGTTCAGGATAACTACAACAGGCTGCGTGTAACAGCTACTCCAATCTTCAATGGTGGAAGCACACCTAACGTAACGTATACCTCTAACGCGGCTATCGTTTCCGGTAAGGATGGGGCCTACTCGTAATGACTAGGGGAGAGATCAAACGGAGATTCCGACTGCTCGGTCGGCATTACTTCGGTTCGGATGCGGACCAAGACCCGTTTGGTCTCGAACTCCTAATCGTTGAGACGACCAATCAGATTGCTCGAGCTACCGACTGCTATTTCGGCCGTCGGTATCTCGATCTGGTCGCAGATACTAAAGAGTACTGCGCTCCGGATCTATACAAGATCCGTAACATACAAGCCAAAAACAACCTTGGCGAGTATCGACGCATGCGCTTGTTTGATGCGTTCGATCAAAAGGTTGATCAATTTCGAAGCGATGCAACCGCTTCTTTCCCTGAATACGCTGTTATCTATGGAATGAATAGGATTGGTGTATATCCTATTCCTAACGCAGCCGTAACACAGGGCCTAATGGTAGAAGGTTATGCTGTTCCTGGCGATTACTGGGTCTACTCAACTGCCGGCGTAGCGCAAACACCTTCCGATAACGATGAATGTCCATTGCCAGACATAGCGCACGATTGTGTTGTTTATGGGATGCTGGCTAATAAAGCCGCCATGATTGGTAATGAGGGTGGCTTTGCTATCTACAATGCTCAGTACAACGAGCGCCTTGGGCTTGTGGAGTCCTACGCTGCTACGTATGCCAGGAGAACACCGTAATGGCGCAAACTATACAGACCATACGTAAAGAGGTCTACAAGCTCCTAAACGAGGCCACAAACAGTACTGTAGGCGCATTGTCTACAGGCCTAGGCACGGTCGCGTCTGGTGATGACAGTGATTCGAATATCAATAAGTTCATCATGGAAGGCGTCGCTGATCTCTGTCGTTCATGTGTTGCTATCCCTGCTAATGGAACGATTGCTTACGGGACTAACATTCGAACAAAGCAGCTCACGGACATATCAATAACTTCGCCTGCGGCTGGTCAGTTATGGTTCCCTACGGATGTCTACCGAGATGGTACACGACTTACGCACGCCAGTGAATCAAGTATTCGATCTCACGACCTTGGCTATGCTGCAAATATTACGGCTACCACTACAAACGTAACGCATTGGTATCGACACGACAACTACGCAATTAGTCTGTATCCATACTGTAGTACCGCTCTTACGATCACGGTGTACGGCTATGGTATGCCTGATACGACGCTTAGTGGTATTCCAGGAACAGACAACCTGAAGTCGTTCTCTTTCCTTCCTGATGACATTCTCAGGCAGGCTCTAGCTGCATATGCTGCTAATAAAGTCGTAATGAAGAATGTTGACGACCCGACATTAGCTGAAAGGTCGTTCTGGAATAACATGTATAACAGCATACGCATGCAGTTGTACATCCAGTTAGATACTGGACTTAAGGGGCCTGGTGGCCCATTTGCAATCCCTCCGGTGCAATCAAAATGAAAGTAGCCTGGGGTCGCATGATTCTCATCGCATTTGGTGCGTTTGTAGCATCGGCGGCGCCAGAGTTTGACGCTGCCTGGAAAGCACAGCATATTGCTGATACGGCATCATTTGGTACGGTGACCCGCGCTCTACTTCTTTCTGGCATTGAGGGCCTTCGTGCTGGTATACCCGCTATGACAACCGCGTTGATTGCTTTCTTTATGCGACAAGATAGTAGCCTTCCGGTTTTCTCGGCAAAACTACCGGAGGTACACAAAGTCAGTGAAACGACGAGGGACATCGATGGATAAGTTGCATATTGACTGGAATCAATTACTAGCCGGGTTTATCGGGGCAGTAATAGGTACTGATTGGCCCAAGATTAAGTCTCTCATGCAAGGCATAATTACAGTGTTGTCTGGCACTGCTTCGGCAATATATTTGACTCCGCTGGTCGCAAAGCAGATTGGTTGGAATCAACCACATGAAATGATTGGGTTGTCATTTCTGCTTGGTACTTTGGGTCTTCGGACTGTTCAGGCTTTTAATATAGTAATCGAGAAAACGTTGACGAAG